TTCAAATTTAGAAAGGAGGATTACTTAACATGAGAAGTAATCGCAAATCAGCAAGAAAACTTTACAATTTTGAAAGAAAGGAGATTAACGCAGACATGATTAAAGAGCACCTTTGTATAAAGGTGGAACATTACATCATGGAACTCAGAATGGCATTTGACGACGCAGTCAAAAGCTACAATGAGGATGCAAGGTTATTCGCAATGACGAAAACCGAGTTCGATGATCTGTATGAGGTAGTAACAGATCTCGCGTGCTACTTAGACGAAAGTGCATGTGAAAGAATTTGCTCTGAGTGTTTCAGCTTACAGTATATGTTGAACGCTTTAGCAAAATCGAAAACCGGTAAATAAGTAACAAAGTAACCAATTAATCAGAAAGGAGTAAGCCATGTCTAGAAATAAGGATGGTAACTGGGAAAGCTATTTTGCTATTCCTAATCCTGGGTTGCTGAGCTATTTCGACAGGGTTCGAAAGGGCAATTCAGATGAGTATCGGACAACGTTCTTTAAAGGTCAAAGTCTGGAATCAGTTCTCAAGAAGTGGAAGCCTACTTTGGATACAATCGAATCCAAGTGGCCTACTTTACTTGAGTTTGAAAATGACTTGGCTAAGAAAGTCGGACCGATGAGTATCCAGAAACCGCTTAAAGAGCGAATGGATGACATTGATTCTTACTATGACTCTATTCTCCTAGAGTCTGAACCCATATCCAAATCAGCTGAAGCAGCTGTAAAACGTATGTGGGGTAAACTCGGCCGTTTAACTTTAAGGTCTCAACAGCGTACCGTGGATTTGATGAAGAAATCAACAAATTCAGGAAACCCATTCTTCACGAAACGTAAAGCAGTAGTGGATAAAACCGTTCCACTGGATCTAGATATCCAAGATGTCAATACCGTTAGGCAGATTCTGCCCTACTCAGATTGGCTATCTTGCGCAGTGTTAGGATGGCGTGGACAAGAAGGTGGACCTACTGACGATGACGTTAAACAAAGGGTAGTTTGGATGTTTCCCTTTGCAGTCAATGTCAGTGAACTACAATACTATCAGCCAGCAATTGAATTAGCGCAGAAACATTTGTTGGTTCCAGCATGGGTGAGCATGGAAGCGGTGGATCAGCGTATCACCAAGATGTTTGATACGAAAGGCGCCCGCGATCTGGTAGTATGTACTGACTTTTCAAAGTTTGACCAACACTTTAATGCTGACATGCAGCAATTTGCTCGTAATGTAATTGAATCCACCTTGGATTCAACAGCTGCAAGCCGAAGCTGGTTGAACAATACATTTCCCATAAAGTTTCAAATACCTCTAGCTTATGACTATGGGAAGATTAGGTTTGGCCTGCATGGAATGGGATCCGGTTCCGGAGGGACAAACTATGATGAGACGATTTCTCATCAGGGTCTTCAATTCGAAGTTGCTATAGACCATAAACAGATGCTGAACCCAAATTCGCAGTGTCTTGGGGATGACGGAGTACTCACGTATCCAGGTATCACTGTGGAGGATGTAACGCGTAGCTATACTCGTCACGGGCAAGAGATGAATTTATCTAAACAGTATGCTAGCGAACAGGATTGCACATATCTCCGTAGGTGGCATCATACGGACTACAGAGTAGCCGGCGTATGTGCAGGTGTTTATTCAACCTATCGAGCGTTAGGTAGGCTGTGTGAACAGGAACGCTTCTACGATCCCGAAGTGTGGGGTCCAAAAATGGTAGCTTTACGGCAGTTATCGATACTCGAGAACTGTAAGTACCACCCTCTAAAAGAACAGTTTGTTCAATATTGCATGAAAGGGGATAAATACAGACTAGGACTGGATATCCCAGGATTCTTCGACAACTTGGAACATTTTGCCAAGGAATCTATCGATCTAATGCCCGATTTCTTAGGCTATGTACGCAGTCAGCAGCGTTCAGAAACTAACACCGGAATAAATTCTTGGTGGGTAGTCAACTACTTGAA